ACTTCTGGATCTTCTGCAAGTTCTTGGATCGATACGGCAGCACAATGGATGCTTGGCATCATCGTTGGTATTTGGGGTGTCCGTAAGGTACTTGCGTTCTTCGGTCGATAATTGGGGTGCGGCAGATGAACGGTGATATTATGAATTGGATAATTTTAATCGTTTCTTCTGTCGCATTTTATACCTTGTTTAAATAGATCAAATATTTAAGGGGTTTTAAAATGCGATTTCTTAAATATTTAGTTCTTCTAATTACTTCTTTATTTTCAGTTCAAGCTTTTGCTTATTATTATACTCTTGCAACTTCATTGGGTAATTTGGGAAGTACTCAATTTCCGTCTCCTGCTGCTGCCTGTAAAGCTTATGCAGACTACACGGGTTACACCAATCCAACAGTTACATCTGACGGGGTAGGTTCTTATAAATATAACTGTAATGTTAAAAATGAAATGGGCAATACCGCCAAAATTGGTATTGCTGAACGTGGCGACCCGACTAAATGTCCCGTATCTGGTTATCCCGTGCCCACTTATTTTGAACCCAATACACCGATTCCTCTTCGTGTATGTAAACAAAATCCTGATGGTACTTTTTGTGTTTATGACGCACAGGACAAGTTAAATCCTTTGGTGATTTCGACGGGAAATTATCAGCAAATTGTTTTGCGTTCTGTCAGTGAAATACCTAGTCCCACCTGTACGCCTGAGTTTTCTAAAGATAAATGCGACCCCAAGGATCCTTATGGAGGTTGTTATCAGCCGCCTAATGATAACTGTAATCGTATGTCTGATGGCTCCATTTATTGTCCAGATGGTACGCCACCACCACCAATTAAATCGGGTTGTCAAAATAATGCAACTTATTGCGATATGCCACCAACTGGATGTGGTAGCGGTTATGTTCCGGGTTCGTACAACGGTAAACAGATTTGTGTAAAAAATAGCAATCCTCCGCCAACTGACCCGAAGGACCCACCGCCGATTCCAGATCCACCTGCTACGTCAGATCCTCCGCCAACTGACCCGAAGGATCCGCCGACTGACCCTAAGGATCCACCACCACCGCCACCACCACCACCGACTAGCAATAATGATGCACTTTTGCGTGCGATTATTGAAGCTATTAATGCAGTTAATAACAAGTTGACGTGGGTTAAAAATGAAATAGTTAATTCTGTGAATAACGTTTCTAAAAAGCTTGATACGACTAATCAAAAGTTAGATAAGGTTAATGACTCCGTAAAAGCTACTACTGCTGCGGTAAATGCAAATGGTGACAAAGTAAAAGCTGCTGTAGATGCTAATGCAACTACGGTAAAAACGGCTGTAGATGCGAATACCGCTGCAACAAATAATGTTAAAGCTGCTGTAGATGCGAATACGACATCAACAGCAAATAAACTTAATGATGTGGTGAATGCTATTAACAACAAGCCTGTTGGGGGCGGTGGCAGTTCAACTGATATGAAGCCAACTAATGACATTCTTACTTCTATAAAAGAATTTCTAACTGGAAAAGTTGATACTTCACCTCTTAAAGCTGACTTACCAACTCAAGAAGTTGCTGCAAAAAATTTAGATACTGGAGCTTTTCAAGCTAGCCCTCAATGTCCTCCAGACGTTGTATTGGTTTTACCTGCACTTGGTTCTTATACGTTTAGTTATTCACGTTTTTGTGATGCTCTACAAATTGCGGGTTATTTCATCATGATTGCTGCTTATATGTTTGCAGCGCTAATAGTGAGTAAAGCCTAATGCCTGCTGTATTAATTGCTATTGCTTCTGCTGTTATTTCTTCATTGCTTGCTCGGCTCCTACTCGGAGCAGGGTTAGCAGTTTTTACATATTCATGGATTAACGATTTAGTCGCTAGTGCCCAAAATCAAATGATGGGTTTATTTCACAATATTCCTGCATCAATTTTCGGCCTGATTTCAATATTACAAATCCCTCAAGCGCTTTCTGTTCTTATGTCTGCTATTGGAATTGCATCTTTTATCCGCACTTCCAAAGTATTCATAGGAAAGGCGCACTGACGGACGTTATGAGTGAGGAGGAGCTTGCGACCGACCGAAACGACATAACGTCCGTCAGTTGCGCTTTTAATTATGAGTATTTTAATTTCAGCACCTATTCGCACTGGCAAGACATTATTTGCTATTGAGTGCATTTTTAAAGAATTAAATAAAGGCCGTGTTGTTTATACGAATATTATTGACATAAAAATACCTGGCGTAATTTCTGTGTCTAGTTCTGTTCATCAGCCATTTGATTGGCGCGATCTGCCGAATGGTTGTGTACTTGTTTGGGATGAAGCGCATGAACATCCTGCATTTTCTGAACAGGATTTATTAAAAGATTTCACTATTGATGAATCATCTTATGATGAACGTATGCTTGCTGTAGACGCACGCACTGACATTACTCCGGCACTTAAAAAGAAAGTCATGGAGAACATCGATCGGGAACGTAAACAAGCGATTATCCGTAAAAAGGAAGAAATAAAAGATATTGGTCGAGGTCTCTTACTACATGGTCATTTCGGTATTGAGATTTACTTTATTACTCAACGAGTAACTAAGCTAAATACCGATGTACTTGCATCAGTCACGAATCACTATGTTTTAAGACGTAAATTTGGTTTTGATGCTGCGACAATTTGGGAATTCGGCGAGGCTATGACAACATGGTCTAAATCTACCGCTGAAAGTGCTTTAAACAAGAAATATTGGCGCTATCCAAAGCATTTATACAAGTTCTATAAATCATCTGAACATCATGCAGTTAAAAAGACATTTCCGCTTAAATATGCTGCAATTGCATTGATTCCAATTCTTTTATTGGGCAATGGTTTTAGACAAGCTTATGAAAAAAATTTCTTTGGTTTATTTGGTAAAAAAGAACAGCCTGCTCAGGTTCAACCAGTTCAGCAGGTTGCACCAACTAATACTACGTCTTCTAAAACTATAGCTGACCAAGTTGCAGAACAACGTGATTTATCTACTCTTACACCTGAACAATATGAAGATTTAATGCATCCAGAAAAAAGAAATCAGCAACTTCAACAATATCAACAACAAGGTGCGCAAGAATATCAACAAAGAGTTCATGCTTATAATGTCAGTTATGATATTAATAATCCGTATGATGTGCAGGCTAATCAGCAATATACGGCTACTTCTCAGCCTGTTTTCTCTGGTTGTATTAAATA